AGTAAAAAGAGTTACAAGACCTAAAATTGCCAAAGAATTGTTGTGGAACAATAATGGTGAGTTCTATAATATAAAAATACCTGAATATAACCCTGAATGAAAATAATTAATTTAAAAAATTAATTATTTAATTAATTAATCGAATACTTTCCCTTTTGGTTTCAGGGTATGGGTTCAGAAATAAGTAAAGAATCCAATGTAATTGAATTACCAAATTATAAAAAATATTTGATATCTTATGTTAAATTGTCTAACGTAGAACAATCGAATGAAGAATTTAAACAAGAAATTGATTTAACAAGCGTATTTACAGAAATTGATCCAAAATCACATAAAAATACAATTAATTTAATTTATGGATCGTTTTTTTATAAATTAAAAATGATTGGTTATTCGATAAGCCCAATTATACCACGGTTTTTGGAATTTGAAAAAGTTCCATTAAATGTTAATTTAGAAAATATTAAAGGTCGTGGATTTTTATTATCCGATTATGAGAATACACTTGATGTAAATATTGAAATTAAATGTTACTATCCAACTATATGGAATATCAAAAAATTAATTAATTCTGGTAATATCTTAATAGCTGGAATTATATTAGATAATGAATTAATAAATAAAATTAATTCAAATTCAAATAATCCCAATTCTGTTAACAATTCTGATGTAATTTTAATAATGGGATATAACCAAACAGGGTTTATTATAAAAACAACGTGGATTAACGAAAATATTAATTTAGAATATAAATTTTTAGACAATATAAGGGAAATATGGAATTTTTATATTTCCTAGTTATTAATAAAGAGAAAGTAAAGGAATTATTTATGATTTTTATAATTTCAATAATTTTAATTATTATTTTATTAATAATATTAAATGTTCTAAAGGAAAGATTCATTAATAATACTAATAGTCCTGAGATGGTAAAGAAAAACATAAATCAAACAGCATATGAGCTTGGAATTAATTACTTAAATATTATGAATAACCGAGATTATTATAATTTAAAATACCCAGCTGTTATGTTTGATATAGATGATACTTTAATATTCTCTAATGGAAAACCTAACAAACCAATAATAAACTTATTAAATAAATGTAGATCAGAAGGTCTTATTATAGTTATTATTACTGCTAGAAGTAATCTATTCTACGATGAAACTGTTGATGAATTGATAAGAAATAAAATAAAATGGTCGTACTTGTTTATGAAAGAAGCAAAAGATAATATACATACATTTAAATCCAAGATAAAGAAAACTTTAGCTGAGCTTAGTGATATAAATATAATAATGTCTATTGGTGACAATATTGTAGATATAGAAGGTGATTACTCAGGATACTGGATAAAACTTCCAAATGAATCAGATTTAAATTTATATCATTTAAATTCTGAAGGAAAACCTGAGTTAATTAATATTTAAAAAAATAATTACTAATTAATAATTACTAATTAATAATTAATGGAATTGGTTAATTATTTTAGAATGATATATATCTTACCAACTATTTATATTAATTTTATTTACTATTTTCAACTAATGATATTTAATTTTTATTTTATAAATTATGTAGTATTTAAGAATCCAATAACTTAGAATATTTTTTCTGAGTTTTTTCTTTTTGTTTTAAAATTTTTTCAATTTGTTCATCAAGCTGTTCATCAACTGATTTTTCTCTACCACTCGTCTTTTTCGGATTGGCAAGAAAGGCAAAACGTTGATCTATGTTTTTATTCTTTTTTGTAAGATTTTTTAATTTATTTTCGTGTATTTTCAATAAATAAGCATCAGTTTTTACCTTTTCTTCAACCAACTTTTCATTCCAACATATATCCAATTGTCCACTTGGATAAGCTGTTACAATAAAACCTTCCGAATCAAGTATTTTAAAAACTTCTTTAATAACTGAAGATAAATCATATATAAGATGTTCGTCTACTATGGGAGGTATTATATATACACACGTTTCCTTCCGCATAGTGGCATAATATTTTATCTTTTTATGAATATTATCTAAAATTTTATTTATAGAATCTTTATTTTTAATTTTACGCTCTTTAGAAATCTTTAAAACCTCTTGAACATTCATTGATTAATTTAATAATGATCATTATTAAATTAATTAATTATTAAACTTAAAAAAATAATTTTTAATATTTCAATTGAATTAACAAATGAAAATACTTTCATTTGATGTTGGAATAATAAATTTAGCATACTGTATTTTTGATACTTCAAATTCAAAAATACTTCACTGGGAAGTTATATCACTTGAAAATACAAAAGATCATTGTAAATTACATATAAGTCTAATAAGAGAATTAGATAAACGCGGTCATCTTACAGATGATATAGATGTAGTACTCATTGAAAAACAACCATCTTTTAATCCTAAAATGAGGATAATTGCCAGTTGTTTACAAACTTACTTTTTTATAAGAGGAGTAATTGATTGCGAACTTAAACAGAAAAAAAAGATTAGAGTTATTAAATTTTTCAGTCCTAAACATAAACTTAAATGCCATAATGGTCCCCAGATAGAAGTAACTGGTAGCACAAAATATTCACAAACAAAAAAAATGGGTATAATAATTTGTAGAGACAAATTAAATCAAAATAATGAAACATTTGAAATTAAACAAATATTCGAAAAAAGTAAAAAGAAAGATGATCTATCGGATTGTTATTTACAAGCAATTACTTATTCAATGTTTGAAAAATTAATTACAAATGAAGATACTATTCCATATAATTCCAATAATTCCAGTAATAATTTAAGTAACCAACCTGTAGAACTAAGTACAAAAGTTGAGGTAAAAAAGAAGTTCAAAGAATTTCTTGAAAATAATAAGGATAAAAATACTTTAGAATTACTTAATGGACTCAATGGAGTAGAAATTCCAGAAGTATTGAAAAATGGATTAATTAATAAATATTCATTTAATTTTCCGTTAAATAATGAATTAATAAATAAACTATTTTCTGAAATGAATATTAAAAAATTAATTAACCTTTCTTAGTTCTATTAAATCAGCTATACACGACTGAATAGTCTTATAAAAAACACCTCTAAGAGGCAATGGTGATGAATAAACTTTATTTTCTATACAATTAATAAGTGTACTTATATTTACCCATCTTATTGTATTCTTTTCAAATATTTTATGGAAATTATTTATTAATTGATTATTCTGTGAATAATGGTATTTAATAAAGTTAGCAGTTTTATTAAATGTATCTGTATAATTAAGATAATCTACACGTATTAAAAACATATAATACGGTGATCCATTTAATGTTTTACTTATAATTTTTTTAGAAGAATTACTTATTTTATCAATACATTCATTTATAGATAGAATTGAACCAAGGGTTTCCTCATAAAATTCTCTAGATGCTGTATTTTTTTCATCATTATGATCCTTAAATTCTGATCTACCTCCAAAATCAGACCAATCGCCTTCATTATCTTTACCCAAAAGAACTAAACAGTTTCCATTTATGTCAAATGTATAAGGTAATATACCAGCACTATACTTATTAAAATTTGACCTATTTATCTTTCGATAATTCCATGTTGTATATTCTCTATCTTTTTTTTTACTATTATTATTATAGTTACTAACCCAATTATTCATTTACTTAATTACTTAATTAATTAATTAATTAATTTATTTTTTAAAGTAAATTTATACGTTAAAAACAACTTAATAAATAAGTTATTAATAAATAAATTAATTAACTTGTTTTATTAATGAGTGAAAAGCTTGTAAAAGTTATTAATGGAGATTCCAAGAGAAGGACAGTGGATGTAAAGAATATAGAACCCATAAATAATATTAAAATAGTTAGAGAATCTGAAGATATGTCTTTTTCTGACTCAGATAGTTCAGAATTGTCAGAACTTTCTAAATATAATGAACCAAAGAAGAAACCAAAAAATAAAATTAAAAGTAGCAACTTAGGAAATGTCAATAAACCCCAAAGAAGAGATAACCCATTTACTTCATCAGATTATTCAGCATTCTCTAATCCCAAAAAGGTATCTCGTGTAGTAGATGAAGATTCTGGATCAGAATATTCAACAATTGATGAATCCGATGATGAATCTGGTGATTATAGTTCCGAAGCTTCCGATGAAGTAAATGAAAAAAGTAATTGGGAACAAAAACAAAAGAGCAAACAAGATCTTTTGATCAAAATCCAAGCACTTGAAAAAAAGGGATTCGAATTTTCAAAGAAATTTAACATGACTTCAAATTTTGAAGAAATGATGTTTGAATATGAAAAAGTTAAACATTTTATTGAATCTCAAGCAGCTATAAGATTTTCAAGAAGATGTTTAATGGCTTGTGTGACTGGTCTTGAATTTGTCAATAAGAAATTTGATCCATTTAGTGTTAAATTAGATGGATGGTCTGAAAATGTTATGGAAAATATAGATGATTATGATAATATTTTCGAAAGACTCCACGAGAAGTACTCAGGAAAGGCTGAAATTTCACCTGAAATTGAACTTTTACTTACTTTGGGAGGTAGCGCATTTATGTTCCATTTAACAAACAGTCTTCTTAAAAGTCCAGTAATGAACTCAATAAATAATCAAATGAACCCTAATGTATTACAGTCTATGATGAGTGCTATGAGCCAGGGTATGAGGGAAATGAACCAACAACAACCGATGACTAATATGAATAATATGAGTAATATGAATAATATGAATCAACAATCAATGAGTAATATGAATTTACCATTCCAAGTTCCTCAAGCTCCACCCAAACCAGTTGAAACTAGGGGAATTAGAAAAGAGATGAAAGGTCCAAGTATAGATCAATCACTATTTACAGGCACACCTTTGATGAGTAATTATCCAAAACCACCTGCTCAACCTAATAATGAATTTAATTATCAAAATACACAGAGTTTCAATCCCATAAATGAAGATGATAGATTTTCCATAGCTTCATCTGATTCATCATTAAGCGAGGTTTCTGTAAAAAAGATAAGTATTCAAAATGGGAAAAAGGGAAAGAAATCAGGTGGATTTGAATTAAATATTTCTTAATTAATTCTGAATTAATAATATTAATAATTAATAATTAAAGAAGCAATTAAAGAAACAGTTAATGAGCAAGTTAAATTTCGCATCTGTTTCTGAAGCATATAGTATAGGTTCTGAACAGATAAAAAACACTCAGAGTGAGATAGCCAGACTTAAGAAAATAATAGAAGAATCATCTACCAATGTTCCAAACAATAACCAAAAGGAATCAATTGAATATAAAAGAATAGGTAACCCAGATAATGTTCAAGCACAGTTTTGTAAACCAATGAATTCAAATAACAGTATTAATCCAATGAATCCCAGTAATAGAAATAATCCATATTTTAATGATGTTGTTTCTTCAGATGAATTTGATTATACATTCTTAAAAATAATGAGACATCCAAAATTTGATGAAATTGTAAAGAACTATGTAATAGTAAAACATCCAGAATGGATATTAAATAATACTCATTATATTCCCTCTAATGTTCCACAGAGTAACATAGGGAATAGTCCAACTACACCTATGATGATGTTAACACCTAACTCTGTAAGTAATTATCAACTTCCAAGTAACCAATATCTTTTGAGTAAAGAACAATTTGGAAATAATAATGAATTATCTAAAAATTATATTATCTTTTTTATTGTTGCTATGATGATATATTTGGGAATAACTCTTGTTCTAAAGAATTAAAAGAATTATTTTCTAGATAATCTTAACAATTTTTTGGGATCACTCTTTACATTGATGTTACAAACCTCAGTTACTTCTGGATATATAAAGTGAAAATTAATAAGATTTAGATGATATGAATCTACTGAAGCAAACCCATCTCTAAATTCATCTATACTCATATAACCACCAAACATCTTTAAACATTCTCTATACGGAGCTGTCTTAATGTTAAGACAACTTGTAATTCCATATAATTGTTTGACTAACAGTGATATTAACTGTGATCTTTCAAACTTCTTATGGTCATTTTTATAAAAGTTATACGCCTTTGTACAATTCCACGAACAAAATATACCAGTAAAGGTATATCTTTTTCTAAGAGAATCATATTTTAATGGAAGTGTACAAGGGGTTGTATCAAATGTATGACAACACCACCAACAACATACATTTGTTTTCGCTGGCCACTCAGAATCACATATAGAGTTTTTAAGTGTAGTAACAACTCTTATTCTTTTTAAGGATTGATCTTTTGTATTTTCAGTAAAATTAGTAACGTACTTTTTATTATCTTTGTAGTACTTTTCAAAATTTTCTTGATTTAAATTAAGAATTGTTTCTATCGGTACTTCTTTTTCTTCATCTGAATACTCGTTTTCATCAATTAAAGTACACTTATTTTGATTTTGATTTTGATTTTGATTTTGTTCTTGGTTCTTTATTTCATTTATTATATTACTTCTGTAATTGTCCTCATTCTTTACTTTTTTAGATACAGTAATACTTAAATTACCAAAAGAAATGTTCTTAACATGCTTTTCTATAGGTTTAACTTCTTCATTGAAGTTAACAGGTTCCTCATCGTCACTGTAAGCAATGTTATGATTGAAATTATTTAGTAAATCTCTATTTAAGATTTTATCAATATTTTCAATTTCATATTTTTTCTTCCTTCCTCTCTTTTTCTTCTCAAGAACTGGAACGGGGTTTTCCGTGGGAACATTTAAATGATTATTTTTGGGTTTTCTCCCCCTTTTCTTTTTTATTTTTTCAGTATCCATACAATGGAATTAACGGAATTAATGAAAATAACAAATTAATCTTTAAATAAATAAATTGATTAAGTTATTTAAAAAAATAATTGTTAGTTCCGTTAATAATGAAACCTTTTTATACAGGTCTTGTAGTTGGTTTTTTATTTAAAGAAAAAATAGTATTTGTTTTGGAAGGAATATTATTTAATGGTTTGAACCTTATTCACGGAATAAAAAAACACATTAATAAAAAGGAATTAATTGTTTCAAAAGATGGAGAAATTACAAAAGTTAATTTTGTTTGTAAAGTAAGAAATCAGGAATTTTTTAATGAATCATTTAAATCAAATACAAATAAGATAGTAATGAACCCGCATTGGAATTTTTTGAAAGAAAATAATGTAATTCAAATAGAACTCGATAAAGAATTTATAAAACAAATTAATGGTACCAGTAATATTGATCTTTCTTTTAATGAAATTATCGATCTAAAAAATAAAAACAATATTAATTTAGTAACACTGGATTTACCATTTTTTAATCATCTTGGTGAAGTTGTGTTGTATTTTTACTATTCAATAAATAATAAAACTTTTATAAATGTTTATAAAGAAAATGATACTTTATCACATCAAGACTTTAAAATACAAGAGAATACACATATTAATAAGGTTTTTAATAAACTTATATGCGCTTCGTTGAAAACAAATAAAATCAAGGATGAATACATTACTAAATATTTAAAAATGTTTTTAAATAATAAAAATAAATTAACACCCGAAATAATGTTTTATAACTATAATAAGATTCCTTTAAATACAGATGATAACATGGTAATTGTATGTGTTCTAAACGATTCAATTGTAAAATTAAAATCAAATGTTTTGATTGAATAAACTTACCAAAAATATTTAAAGATTAATTTGTTAATTCCATTAATTCCGCTAATTAATTATGGAAAATAAAACAAATGATTTAGTTTCATCATTCAGTTTATTGAATAAAAATGAGTATACTTTATATATAAAAACAGTACAATCCCACAGTATCAAAATTTTAATAGAATCACTTAAAGAGGTTCTTACAGATATTAATTTATATTTTGATACAAATGGTCTTAAAATTATGACAATGGATAATGCGAGGGTTGCGTTGGTATATGTTAGACTTATTAAGGAAAATTTTGAAGAATTTCATTGTGATTCTAAAACAATGTGCGGAATAAATATGATTTATTTATTCAAACTTTTAAAAACTGTTGGAAATAATGATGTACTTACACTTTTTATTAGAAATTCAACTCCCAATGAACTAGGTATAAGAATAGATAATAAAGATAAAAATACATTAACTGAATCATATCTTAAAATGCTCGATATTTCTGAAGAAAAGCTAGAAATCCCTGATATTCAATATGATTCAGTTATTTCTATGCCTTCTGTTGATCTACAAAAGTATTGTAGAGATCTAGCCATAATAAGTAATCAGGTAATCATTACAAGTACAGATTCTAAATTTGTACTTGAATCTAATGGAGACTTCGCATCACAGAAAATTATTATAGGTGAAGCACAGAACGGACTTATTTTTTCAAAAAAGAATCAACACGTATCTGAATCATTCGATTTGAAGTACCTAAATTCTTTTACAAAAAGTACCAATTTATGTAGTACTGTAGAAATATTTCTTAAAAAGGATTACCCCCTCGTTATTGAATATAACGTAGCTAATCTTGGAAAACTACAGTTTTGTTTAGCTCCAAAGGTAAGAGAGGACTGATTTTTGTGAAAATTCATTTTTAATTAAAATTAATTCTTCATTAATTAATAATATTTGTTAATTATTAATTAATAAGTAATAAGTAATTGTTAATAGTTTATGGTTACAGGTATTTCTACACCATTAGGTTATTCTGTTAGAAATGTTGCTGGATTTGACCCACCTCCAGAACTTGGATTACATTCATTGTATTATGAAGATCCGTTAACCTCGTATAGTCCAATTTTAAATGGGAGTCAATTTATTAGTCCACTAACTGTTGCTAATAATCCATTGTATTCTTTTAAATTTGGAATGAAGTCTCGCAAAAAATCAAGTAAAAAGGATTGTAAGAAATTTAATAAAAACAGTTCCGTAAATCCTTCTACTGGAAGACCTATTAAAAGAAAGGGAAAACTTTATAATAGTCTTGTAAAGAAATGTAAAAATAAAAAATTAAGAATTTCTGAAACAAAGTGCGTCCAATTCTTAGAAAGTAATAAACAAATTAATCCCCTCACTGGAAAACTCATTAAAAAGGATGGAAAGATTTATAACCTTTTTATGAAAAAATGCGTTAAGTATTTCGATAAAAATATTAAACTTTCTGGATCTTTACCAATGAATTCAGTTAATTCAGTTAATTCAGTTAATTCAGGTAGTCAAACTGATATACCACCAATGTTTGTAGGAAGATTGCCCGGAGTTCCTAATGAAGAAACATTAAGTAACTTAAGCTTTCCAAGTACTTCAAGAAGACCATCTGTAACTTATTCTCAAAAAATTACTCCAACTAATTTGGTAACAAAAACGGGACTAAATTATAAAATTCTTAACGGTAAATTTCCAAGCTCTTACATAAAATATAAAGGTATTCAATTTAAACCCGGCGATGTTGCTGTGTATGATTCCCAAGGTAATACTTCCGTTATAAAAAGTATAGGTTTGTCTATGATAATGTTTGAACCACCATCACCTGGTGATAAATTTAAAAGAATATTTCACGAAAACTTCATAACACTTAATAGTTCAGCTTCAGGTTTTGGTAAAAAAAGAAAAGTAAAATTTATTCAAACAGCTGTTAAGAAAATGCGTAAGAAGGGGACCATTGGGTCTTTTAAAAAATGGTGTAAACGTCACGGACTTTTAAATTCCAAACAAAAGGTTACTAAAAAGTGTATAAATGCTGGTAAAAAGAGTAAGAGTCTAAAAATAAGACGCAGAGCAATTTTTGCTCAAAATATTCGTGCCTATGCACGAAAGTGAATTATTCGTTGCTCTGGCACAAAAAGTGAATTAATTTAATGAATTTAATTAATTCTTAAAAAAAAATAATAATAATTATTATTACTTAACTATTAATTACTAATAATTATTATGACAGACTATATCCTAATTGGCGATGGCGTTGTTTCTGCTTCAGGAGGTATCGTAGGTACACCAGGAGGTGTATTAAAAGGTGATAATTCTACATGGCCTAGTGTAATTGCTGGATATATTACTGATAATATAAACTCAGGATCAACTAATTTTCCAGGTCATCCATACCCTATACCAGTTTTAAAGAATAGTGATAATATTTATTTTGCTATTTTTAATGACGGTGCTTATCATGTATATCTTAATCCAAATTCTAATACTACAGCAGATACATTAAATTCACCTTTTAATGATCCACAATATAAAACTTTAGCCAAAACATACAAATATTATAAAGCACCAACTCCAGTTCTTCCACCCCCTCCACCCCCAGATGTTGTTTCAGCTGATCTACCAAGTGATGTACCTGTTGATTCTGGGTCAAATAACATGATGATGTACCTTATAATAGTCGTCGTTTTACTTGTTCTTGGAGGAGGAGCATTCTTTGTATTTGGTAAAAAGAAAGGATCAACAAATTCTCAATCATTTGGTAGAATGATTTCTAGAATCTCAAGAATGGGTAGAAGTATAAGAAAAATGTAATTAAGTAATTAATTAATTATTTAAAGAATTATTATTAACTAATAATAGTTATTATGGATTCTGAAAACAATTCAGATTTGAATCCAAAAGTAGCATTATTACTTAAAATTCCTCAATACGAACAAAGAACGCCTCAATGGTTTGAACAGAGGAACAATGCTATTACGGCAAGCGACATACCTACTGTTCTTGGTGAAAATAGCTACAAGAAACCACATAGTCTTCTAATAGATAAATGCGGAGGTGCTCAAAAACCATTTGTGGGGAATGCTGCTACTCGTTGGGGTACTCACTACGAAGATATTGCCATTGAAAAGTATTCTGAAATAAAGAATAAAAAGGTTCTTTCATTTGGTCTTATTATTCATCCCCAATATAGTTGGTTGGGTGGATCTCCCGATGGTATTACAACCGATGGAATTTTATTAGAAGTAAAGTGTCCATTACGTCGTAAAATTGTACATGGAGAAGTACCCCATCATTATCTTTCTCAAGTTCTACTTAATCTTGAAATATGTGATCTTGAACTCGCACATTTTATAGAATTTGTTCCGGGAAAAGCCGATAATGATTATGAAATCAATATCGTAGAAGTCCATAGAGATCGCGAATGGTTTAGTGAAAACGTTGGTAAGATGAAAGAATTTTGGGATTCCGTATTAAAGTATAGGGAAATCGGTATTGAAAAACATCCAAAATATTCAAAAACACCAAGTAAAAGAAAAAATGATTCCCAAGATGAGGGTCTTACTCTTGATTTATCTTCAGTTATTAAAGAATTACCGATGTTTATTGAAGACTCATCGGAACAAAATGAAAAAATAAGTATGAATATTAAGAAACAAACAAAAATTAAAAAAATAAAAAATTTACCCTTTTTTATAGATGAATAATGATATAAAAAATTAAGAATTTATTAATTAATGGGTATTCAAGGATTAAAAAAGGTTATTAAAAAACATGCCGAAAAATCGTTAAGAGAAGTAGATATTACTTTTCTTAACGGTTCAACTATTGCGATAGATTCAAGTATCTTGTTGTATAAGTATAGATATATTTATTCTTCTGATGATTTCCATATTAAAGGATTCAATTTATTAATTACAGAGTTTAAAAGTTATAATATTAATCCTATATTTGTTTTTGATGGAAAACCACCTGAAGCCAAACAGGATACTTTAAATAAGAGAATTGAAATTAAGACTAAATTAAATGAAAAGATAAATTTATTAACTATTAAGAAAAATGAATTAATTCAAAATACATCTTCAGAATTAATTAATAATTTTGAAGAATACATAGATGATTCTGAAATTCCAGAAAATGAATTAAACGAATCCACTGATTCCAGTTCAGAATTAATTGAAATTAATAAGGAACTAAGTAAATTACAAAAGAATAATTTGGTAATTACAAAAAAACATTCTCAAGAAGTTATGGAACTATTATCTTCCCTGGATGTTAATTTTATTAAAGCAATAGGGGAAGCTGAGGAATACTGTTCATTCTTACAAAAAAACGATATTGTAGATTATGTTTTAACAGAGGATACAGATTCTTTAACTTTTGGAGCAAAAAAAGTATTATTTAATATTCCAAAGGTTAAGAATAAATTTTTATTGGTAGACTTAGAGTTAGTACTTTCTGAAATGGAACTTACATATAGTCAATTTATAGACTTTTGTATACTATGTGGATGTGATTATACTTGTACAATCCCAAAAGTTGGTCCAGTGACTGCGTTAAAATTAATAAAGGAATTCAGTAGTATAGAAGGTATAGTTAATTCAGGTAAAAATTATCAAATTCCCGATAATTTTAATTATTTAAATGCTAGGAGTTTATTTATTAAGAATGAGGAATATTCAAAAGAAAATATAGAATTTAACAAAAAAATTAAAAAACCTTTATTTATTTAATTTAATTAATTAAATTAATTCTTCTAAAAAAAAATTCTCCGGTAATATTAACAATAAAATCAAAATGCTCTTCTCATTCGGCAAAAAACGTCGTTCAGTTAGAAAGTCATCCAAAAAGGGTTCTAAGCCCCCAGCCAAGTTACTCAAGGTATGTAAAAGACTAAGAGTAAAGGCCACCGTCAAGCGCGGAGGCAAGCGCGTGTACAAGAAGAAATCTGTGCTCAAGAAACTTTGTCTACGAAAACTCAGAATTATTAAGAAGAAGAAGATGATGCTCAGAAAGAAACTTCTCGCAAAGAAGAAAGCCGCTAAGAAGACACGCAAGGGATCCCGTCGCGTTAAGCGTGTGCGCTCTCGCATGGGTGGCATGGAGTTCGGTGCTCGCCGCCCGAGATCGATGTCTCGCATCTATCGCATCGGCTCACCATTCGAGACGACGAACTTCGGTCGCCGCTCTCGCTTCGGAGCATCTTGTGGTGGAATGTACTCCGCACCTATGACCACGGGAGCAATGAGCTTCGGTCGCAACATCTCCTTCGGTGGCCAGAACTTCGGTGGTATGGAGTTCGGCAAGCGTCGCAAGAGCCCCAAGATGAGCAAGGCGGCAGCAATGAAGGCTTTCAAGGCTTTCTACCGCCGCCACTGCGCAGTGAGACGTTCCCGCTTCGGAAACGGCGGCAACCCTCCCCTTAACGCATCCATGGGCTATGAGTTCTGCCCCAGCGGTATGGGCGGTGTGCTAGGAGCAACCAGCACTGGACTATTCCCATCTCCATGCAAGGTTTTCAACCCAATGGAAAAGGCAGCTGAGGATCAGGTAATTCTCCCAGCATATGAGAAGCCCCCTGCTGGAAAGACATCTTTCGGCAAGCGCCGCCGTGTGTCTCGCAAGAGCAAGAAAGTACCAAAGACCAAGAAGGGACTTAAAAAGGCACTCGCCAAGTGCCACAAAATGTTAAAGCGCAAAGTGCGCAAATACTAAAATACTAAAATACTAAATTACTAAATTAATTAATAAAAATTAAACAAAATCTTCAATAGAAATGTCTTCTTCTATATTTTTTAGAGTATTTTTAACAGTAATTTCACCATTTGGTTTATCTTTATCATCTCTAATCCTATAGGGTGTAAATAGTTCTTCAGGTTCAGAAGAATATTTAAATTCTATAATAATTCCATTTGTTAAGGATTCCGACACATTATTTGAAATAAGGAAGTCCATAATTAATTCGTGATTAATGTCTTTAGTACTAATATTTCTGAATGAAACATTATTACCATTTTTGTAATAGTATAAAACTAAATCTTTCTTTACTTTCTTAACCAATAAATCAATTGTGTTATCACTTGTTTCTTTCCATTTAAAGAGGGAAAGTTGTCTCCCAAGTATAATGGGTTCATTTACAGGAGTAAATATAAGACCATCTATTTTATTTTCAGTTGTTTTAGAAATATGCTCCCAAGTCTTAGAAATACCTTTTTTATCGGTTTCATTAGGAATATATGGATAAAATAATTTTGTTTTAATATTAAAAACATCATTTTCTTTGTTTACATATCGTTTTGTTATTAAATCCAATATAGCAGCATATCTAAGATTGTGATTTATTTTCATAAAATTTGTAGAATTATAAACCATACAATCGTGAATTAAATAATTCCAATCTCCTTTTTTTGTTTTTATTATTTCTCCATCAAATATACTTCCTTCAAAGACTTCTTTTTTAAAAGACAATTGAAGAAATAATATTTCATTGTTTCTTTTAATTATAAAACACATCGGCTTGTTATCTATATTTATAAGAATAAGTATTCCACGTTCACCATCACTTTTTTCACATACCACATATTTTTTTTCTTTGAGTACTTCAAAGTCTTTTTTCTCTACTGCGACTGGTTGAGATCCAGGAAAATACCCTTTTTGTAAGTTTATTTCTAATAATAATTCACACTCTTTTAATATTTTTTCTTTAAGTTTTTCAGACTCAACTTTACAGGCCTTTCCATTGCAAAAATCTGTATTCATTTTAAATGTAATTAATTACTTAATTACTCAATTACTTAAGTAATTATTATTTTTGTAAAATTTGTAAAACAATTCGTATTTAATAATTAAAGCAATTCGTATTTAATAATTAAAGCAGTTAGCTTTAATATCTATAACTTGGGTCAAAATCAGCAACATCTACTTCAAATGTTAACATATGTTCTCTGTTATGGAAATTGTAATAAGTATTGTCATACTTGTAAAAAGATATTTTAAAATTATCTAAAGTAATTGGTGGAGAGAATATTAATATCTTCTTATCGAAGTCGGACCCTTTCAACGCCTTTAATCTACCTGGACGACGATCAACTTGTATTTTAACATTACTTGTTGAATCGTTACTATTATATGTTTGAATGTTATCTGCTTCATTGGCATCATATATAACAACAGCAAATTTCCTATTTGTAGCAATATCTGTACTTTCTACACGCTCACCTACTTTATTTCCAAATTCAAGTTCCATAATAATATAGTTTGGATCATCCAACATATTATAATCATACTCAGATAAAATACTGTTCGTTGTTATCTGGTATGGAGCATCAATTTCTAAATTACTTGTACTACATAATCCTGAATTACTTGATCCATATATATAATTTGTAGTATTAGAAATATAAATTTGTTTCTGATATCCAAGAACTCTAAATGGACTTCCATTTTTATAATTATTATTTGTAAAGTCTATTAAAAAGGGTGAACTACATGTAATAGCTATTCTATTAAGAACCGATGAATTTCTACCAGTACCACTACTTGGATAGACTGGATCATTCGGTGAAGGAGCAGTTACTAAAAATACATCAAAATTAATCGGTGCGAATGAAACATTCAATGCTCTTTTTACTTCTCCGATAAGACCCCACATTTGGGTGTTAGTACCATTTGCTAAAAAATTTGGATCTCCATAAACATTAGATCCTATCAGGTACTGTCCTTCTGTTAAATATACTGGTTTAGTAACTGTTCCAACGGTAACTACGAGTAAATTGTTCTCAGAATTAATATTGTACTCTGTTTTTGGTAACATTGCCGCAATTAATTCAATTCTTTCTACATTCCTATGAGGATCGACCAAATTAATAAGATAATTATTGGGTGTAGGATATATTGAATAATCGCGTTGTCTTGAATCAATTATAATAGTATGTTTACTAACTACTTTAGTTTTTTTAGGTATTTCTTGTTCTATCTTTACTAAGTCTGTATTTTCTATAGGTATTTTATAATAATCTGTATCAATGTCTACACCCAACTCTGATAAACGCTGTATAGCATCTTGTACTGAATAATCGTAATCAGGGTTATTCATTAATGAATTAAAAGATTAGTTAATTAATTAATAACACAAATTATTAAATTAATTAATCTTTTAATTTTTTTTTGGAATAAGTAATTCATTTGTTAAGAATCTGTTTTTCAAGTTGAAATAATATTTGTTTACAGTTATTCAATTTATTACTAGAATCAATAATACTGAAATTAATTATATTTTTCTTCTTGTTTTGTTTAGGGTTACTTCCAAATAAAAATGTTTCTAAACACTTACTTAATGGTACTTCTTTGGACGAGTATTCTTTACAAACTCCTGTAATACGCCCTTCAGTAGTTTGTTTCTTACAAAAACATCTCTGGCTAATACCAGACCTTTTAATCTGGAAATATATTCCCGATGATGTATGATTTCTATTTACATTCATACAAAAGTTATCATCAGTTTCAACAAAATAATTGAAGTCATCGGTTTTTGTAAGCTTCTTAATAGTTACCTTTGAATAATTTTGTTTAAAATTCTTTCTTATAAAATTTTCAATTTTTGTTTTACATTCACTCGAGGAATCAACTGATTTTTGAGTCATCTTCCGAGTCTTTGTTTTAGTATCTGTTATTGTAATAGGCAATTCCTTAATACACTTAGTCTCATCAAAAGAACAATAATTATAAATAGACGTTTCAAGCAACATCACGTAGTAATCATATTGTATACTTTTGAAATATTCTTCATTCGAAGAATCTAGAATACTTACCGGTTTATAAACTCTTCCTTCATCTACTCTACCTGTACCATTACATTTTTCACATTCCTTTTGTTTTCCCTTACATATCTTACACTTCGCCATTTTTCTACAACCAATCATCCTAAGTCCATTATCTTCATAAATAGCCAAGTCTACAACATCTTCCCACGTATTTATCAATTCTCTTTGGCCAAAATGATTTGTTAACTTTGTTATAATTTTAAGCCTTAATTCCTTGGCTTTTTCAACTGTAATCCATATCTTTGGCCAAACCAAATGAAATCCTGTTTTTGTATATTCAACTGAATCTATCTGTGTTTTTTTAGAATTAGTTCCACATATAATAACAGTATGGATACCATAATATTCAGTAATAACTTCCTGTATTTTAGTAACAACACGTTCAATTTGTTTTAAAGTAATTTCAGAGTCGTCGTAAAAGTCTAAATCACATACAAATCTGAAAATATCTGAACGATTTTCTGAAATATAGTAATATATTCCATTTTGTAAATCTGTCGATAATAATTTTAAAAAAGTTTGATACTCAGTTTGTGGTATCTTCCAAAGACCTCCATCTAATAAAAAATGTGTTGCCTTTGACTTGTTTTCTTTTGTATCACTTGTTTTTATGAAGTATTTGTTTGTAATAACCCATTTCCTAAGTGGTGGAAGTAATTGAAACTTATTCATCAATTCCACACGTCCCTCTCGATTCCCAATTACCACCTTATTAATTAACTAACTTTTATTTTTTAATATTCTTTTATTTTTTAAAAAGAATATTAATAATTTAAATAAATTTTATAACAGCACTTACTCTTGTAATATGAATACTCTTGTTACCAGGCACAGATAACTCCTTTCTCTTAATTTTTTCCACTTCCATAAATTTTCTTTCAGAATCTCTGGACTT